CTTAGGGATAGGTTTACATTTTTCATCGGTGTAGCAGTAATAATATCCTGCTTTACACTTGCCGTTCTTAGCCATTCAACTGAGTGGATATTCTTTATTATTTATCAACCGTCAAGTGCTACACTAAGACCAAGTGTCATACCAGGCAGTGCAATCCAAGAAGTGCCATCATAGAACTCCATTTTCTTTGTTGTTTTATTAAATATCATTGCACCTTCAGTAACAGAAAGTGCATCTCTTTGTGTTGTTGTCAGGCATGGTGGATAGAAAGCACCAGTGGTTCCTACTGTTCTAATTTCTGTTGCTTCAATTTTTCCAGTAGATCCAGTTATTGTAATTCCTGTTCCAACAGTTACTACATCAGAGTCTCCATCTAATGTAATGGACCCTGTTCCAACTGTAAGAATACCAGTTACCCTAGCATCACCAGTTACAACTAAATCTTCACTAAAAAATCCAGTATCAACACCAACATGAACTTTGGTTGCAGTTGCTACTCCACTTACATTAATACCACCTGCTAAAACATTGATACCATTTCTTGCAGTAACAATACCGATAGAATCGACATTCTTTACATCTTCATATGTGATTGTTCCACCGATAGTTATATTGCCATCGACGTACTGATCTCCACCCACATAGAGTGCAAAGTCAGATCTTGCAGTAGTAGCAACACCAACGTTCTTAGTAGTATGAATACCAGCAGAACTTACTGCCCATGTTCCAGCAGCACCAACAGTAGATCCTCCTCCTCCTCCACTACCTAAAGCAGTGCTTGCAATACCTACCCATTTAGATCCATTGTAAATGAGAAGTTGATTCTCACCAGTCGATTCATTAAAGGTAACATCATCAAGATCTTTAATAAATCCTGCTCCACCGCCACCGATGGTAGCAATTTGCTGTTGAATTCTATTGATGAATGTTCTGTAATGATTCTGTAAATCATCAAGTGTTGCAAACTTTTGATCTAGAGGAGTTAATGGATCTCTAGAGTTATTTGTTGATGGATCTCCAGGTAAAGTTGGATTATCTTCGGTTAGAAGTTTCTTTTCGTTTATCTCCGAGATAGTTTCTTCGAGATAAGCAATCTTTTCAACTAATTCTTTATTTTTTTCTTCTAATGTATCTAACTGAAGTCTTTCAAGAACTTCTTTTATCTCTTCTTTTACAGTTTCAATATTATCATTTTGTTTCTTAATGTGTTGTTCATTAACAACCAGGTCCATTTGAAGACCTTTCATTTGCTCAGAAATATTATTTCTGAATTTTCCTACTTCTGTCTTAAGGGCAGCATGATATGTTTCATTAGAATTAATTAAAACACTCTGAATTTCCCTAAGATCTTCAGTGACAGTTTCTTCTAAAAAATTAAATCTCTTATTATATTTTTCAATCTCATTAGAGTAACTCTCTAACTTTTCATTATCACTAATCTCTCTTTTCTTGAAATCTTTGTAGAGATTACTATATGTCTTAGAGATAGAGTCAATCTCTTCTTTATATTCATCAATTACTGTTTGAAGTTCTTCTATCTTCTCGGCAGTTTTCTCAGTTACATCTCCAGAAATAAAATCAATTTTTTCAGAAAGAGAATTTACTTTTGAAAGAACTTCCTCTTCCAATTGTTTTACTTCTTCTTCTGATTTGAGTTTAGTTTCAATTAAAAGGTTGTTGTACTTGGGTATCTCAGTCTCTGTAAATACTTTTACTTTTGCATTGAGATTTTCAATAGTTTCTTTGTAAGAATCTATCGCATTCTTGATAGTCTCTTCAGTTTTTAATTCTGTTTCGGCAAAAAACTTTCTATATTTTGGAAGCTCCTCTTCTACTAAATTCTTTACTTCCTTAGTATTTTTTCTAAAATCTTCTTTGACTTCGGAAATAACATCGGTGTTGAGTTTTTCAACTTCCGATAAAGCAATTGTAACTTCTTTATTTACATCTGCTTTAACAGTATCTAAACTTTCTTCTACTTTATCCTTAAACTGTCCAAACCTATCATCAACTCTAACCTCAGACTCTGAGATTAGCTTCTTGTACTTTGGTACATCAACACTCAGAAATCCTTCAACAGAAGTTGATAGACCTTTAAAATCTTCTTTAATCTGATCAACTGTTTTACTGTTGATAGATGAAATTTTAGATTCAATCTTTGATATTGATTCTTCTACAAAAAGAAGTTGTGCCATCATGGCACTATCTAAATCTTCTTGCTTAATTAAATTTTTTATCTCATCCTTTATAGTGACGACTTCACTGGATACGTTCTCTACCTTTTCTAAGTTTTCTTTGAAACTATCGAAAGTAGAAGTGAAATCGGATAACGATTGAATGTGATTTAGATTTGATTTAAAAACATCAAATGCTTCTGAAACCTGTTCGATCTTTTTTGGAGACGCAGCAATATACTCCTCTTTTACTTCATCAAGAGGAGTCTTTTTATTATTTCCAAAAAAATCTGAAGGCTTCTTTAGTGCCACGTTTAATATATCTCCTGTATTTTATTATTTATTGTCCTCTTTTAATCCATGTTTGAGCATTTTTGCTAGTTCTGCAGTGGATCCAACGAACAATGCATTATTAACTGTTGAGGGTCCTTTGGATTGTTTTTCTTCCTCTACTTCTTTAAGTTTTTTCTGAAGTTCCATTAGTTTGTCAGTTGCATCAGCAACATTCTTAATTAATTGTCCTGCAACTTCATATGCTCTTGGCATTTCACTTTCTTGAGCGAGTTCGAGTACTCCGTTTAATGCTTCCTGACCTTTTTCGATTATACTATATAGATTCCCTCTAGTATACTCATAGTCCTTTTTTACATCATCTGAGCCAGGTTTTATATTATCTAACTCTTTTTTAACAACTTCAGCCTTTACGATTTCATCTGAAACATTAAAGGTATCGTTTAATTCGTCAAAGTTTTTAGTCATCAAATAAATCCACCATCAAATCCGAAGTTATCACCCTCTTCAATCAGAGCACTATCTACTCCGATTGTACCAATACTTGGCAGAGTTGTTTCTGTATAGTCAATTCCTTTGACTTCTGTTCCAGCAACGTGTTTTTCTGCTTTTGTATTATCTCTTCCCCTATCAACGGTAATCTTATTACCTGTTTTAGATCTAACAAAGAGTTCCTCATCTCCAATAAAGATGTACTTATCTGCTTTGATTCCAGTAGCATCTGCAACTTCAAACGTTTTTGCTGTTGCGGTAATATCTGCTGCCAATGTAGTGACAACATTGTCTGTATAAGACTTGAGTGCTCTTGCAGTGGCAGAGTAAGTAACCTCTCTTCTTGTATTGGTAGTATCTGTTCCAGTGAGGTAACTGACAGTAGATCTTTTGATGATATCTTTGGACGCAGACTTGGTAGGTCCAAACAGATATGTCTTTGCAGTAAATCTTAAAGTGTAATATAAAACTCTTCTAGTAGTAAAATCTCCTTCATAATCATCTTGCATTGTGACACTTTCTAGCACAATGGGAACATCTCTCTTTTCTTTAATTTGATCAACTAGTTCAATAGAAAGATTATATGCTGGTTGAAAATATGGTAAAATTTGTTCTACAATTTGAAGTGCATCATCATTTAATTTAGTGTAGATACTTAACTCAAATGCCATGTTGTAGGGAACTGGCATGTATGATTTACGTGTCTCAGTTCCATCATCCTTATCTTTTGCAGTAAATGTCTGAGTCGTGGTTACTTTTCTACTTGGATCATAAGTAAGTCCAGTGAACTCAAAAGACATTCTTGGCAATGTAATTGCCATGGGTTTATTCAAATCTGGTGACTGCTCAATTCTTGCTAAGAACTTTTGAGTAGGACCATATGCTAAAGGAATTCTCACAACGGAACCTTCCTGCTGGATCTCCATAGAATTAAACAGAGTTCCAAAACCAATAATGGTTTTTCTCAGAATCTCGTTGTAAAAGTATTCAAACATGATTAAACTTTAGACTATTACATGCAGTAAGACTATTTAGGGTATTCCAAAAGGATTCTGTTCGCTGAAGTCTAATATAGCATCAGCAGCTGTTTCAATATCAAAGTTATCTGCATATGGATCATTATTGATAGTTTTATCAATAGTTCTCAGGGTTCTAGTAGCACCAGAAGTTGATCCTGTCAGGGTTTCTCCTGGAGAGAAACTTCCAGAAACACTTGCAACTTCAAGAACATTCGTATCAGCATCCCAAGATCTGACCCTTGCAGTTGTGTTGCTGGTAGAACCAGTTATTATCTCATTAAATGCAAAGTTGCCAGTATTTGCTCCAGCAGTAGGTGCGGCAACAGAAATTGTAGGAGCAACAGAATATCCAGCACCAGCATTTGTCAAGTAAATATTTGTTATAGTTCCTGCAGCACTTACCACAGAAACTGCAGATGCACTAGCAGTGGATACACCCGATTTGAATACTTCGTTTGTAAACGAAATAACTGGATTGCTGACATACCCTCCACCAAAGTTTGTAATTGTGACCACACCAACCGCATCATCCGCAAGGACTGTTGTTGCAGCAGCACCAGTGCCTGTTCCATCAGTGGTTCTAAAGGTCACTGAAGGTGCTACAGTATATCCAAAACCTGGATTTGATACATCAACTCTCTGAACAGATTGAAGTCTTGGATTTGCATTAAGATTGCAAACATTAATACCACCAATCATTGTTGCAATACCTACGGCAGTTAGTCCTCCCGAAGGTGCAGCAGATACTTCAACAGTAGGAACCATTCCATACCCACCACCTCTGTTGGTTATAGTAAATGACTGTACAGCACCATCAACTATTCCTGTAATAGCAGTTGCTTGAACTGCATTTCCAACCATCGTAAGAGTTTGAGTGATTCCCTGAACTGTGCTGATGCCATCTTCAGTCAAACCATCAGTTTCATCACCTAACAACTCATTATCAATATCTTCAATTCCTGTTGCAATGACCTCATCCTGATACTGGAAGAGTTCGCAATATAACTCATAAACATATAGATTCTGTAACTGATAATATGGTTTCGCATACTCAATATCTTTAATTTCATAAAGACGATCATCAAGTGGGAACCA